GAGTACCTCATCTGGTGGTTCACCAGCAGCTTTACAAGTACCAACTTCTTCAGACGATGTATTCATAGACGCTAATTCAGGATTTGGAAGTGGGGGAACGATAACCTTATTAGCTCAAGCTAATATGAAAAGTTTTAATTCTTCTAGCGGGCATACATATACTATAGGCGGTGACAGTATTTTATCTGTATTTGGGGATATATTATTTGAAGATGGAATAACTTTTAATAATAATCTGTGGCTACAACCAAACATTGAAAGCACATTAACATTAAATGGTGTTGTAATAAATGGCGGTGTACAGGTGTTAGGTGGTAGCAAATGCACTCTTCAAGATAATTTAGTTTTAAGTGGAGAATTTTATCAAGAGAGTGGAACATTTGATGCTAATGACCATAACATAACTGCCAATGATTTTTATTTTTATGCCAGTGAGGGTTGCACCCCTACGGTTATTATGGGTAGCGGAACTTGGGAGGCAACTAGAAGTGATAGTGGGGAAGCTTGGTATATTGACCAAGGAGATGGAGAGGTTGTTACAATATATCCCGAAACCTCAACAATTAAACTCAGTGGGGAAGGAAGCGACCCTAAAGTCTTTTATCATTATGATGGTACTTTTACAGACTTAGGAAAGACATATAATAATATTTGGATAACAGGAGAAGGGACAGGAAGCTTTACTATACAAGGTTCTAATACCTTTAATGAATTCAAAGTTGATACTCCACCCCATACAGTCTTATTTGAAGCAGGAAAGACCACAACCGTTTCTACTTGGGATGTTGTGGGAAGTGATGGGAATTTAATAACACTAGATACTGATACAACCAATGTAACAAATCTAGTAACAAATGGGACTTTCGATAGTGATTTGAGCGGATGGACCAACGAAGGAGCGTGGAGCTGGAACGCTGGTACTGGGTCTGCAGTGATAGAAACCGAAGTCAACTACTTGAAGCAGGCTATCGATATTGAAGACGGGAAAGTTTATAATGTTTCTTTTGATTTTGGTCATGAAGATGGAAATATTTATGTTCAGTTAGGAGATACAGGAACTCCTTATGAAGTTACTTCAGCTGGAACTATAAATATTCAGTTAATTGCAGGAGTAGACGAAGATGCCTCAATTATATTTACACCAAAAGCAGGGTTTTATGGGGAAAGTATTGATAATGTAATAGTTACTGAGAGCCAATTTACCCTCTCAAAATCTTCTGGTGTAGTAGATAGTGATTATCTAGATATTAGTAATTCCAATGCGACAGGAGGGGCAGATTGGTATGCAGGGGAGCATTCAGTAGATACAGCCAATAACGATGGGTGGTTATGGGATAATAGTGCAGATAGGGGCATCCATCTATCAGGAAAGGCATTATCAAATGCAGACAGGGATCTTTACATTATTGGTAAGTCATCATCGACTGTTGACCGAAGCTTATACTTGTCAGGCAAGATATTAACTTCTCAGGATAGGGGATTATATATTATAGGAGGGCTGTCTTCTTCTTCTGATCGAAGTATTTATATTGCTGGGAAATCCTCAATCTATACTGATAGAGGGTTATATATTACAGGTGGTTTATCTAGTACGATTGACAGGGGTTTATATCTAAGGGGTGTGGACATTTCCTTTGTAGATAGAAGTATCTATATTGTTGGAGGGTTATCCAACACGACTGATAGAGGAATATATCTATCTGGTATTACCATAGACTATAAAGATAGGGGTATCTACCTTACTGGTAGTTTCTCCAGTACGGCTGATAGGGGTATCTATTTATCTGGTGTAAGTAGTAGCTCTACAGATAGGGGAATATATATTGCAGGTATAGGATATGGTGCAGAAGATAGAGGATTATACCTGTCTGGAATCAACACTACATTTACAGAGAGGGGAATATACTTAACTGGAGGTATAACAGCTACTACTGACAGGGGTATTTATGTTTCTGGAATTGTCCTAAATACTTATGACAGAGGAATCTATGTGGTTGGAAGGAGGAAAGAATGTTGGAAATCAAGGGATACAACGACTTGGGAAGAGAGTAACCAACAAGTGTGGCAGGTAAAGGATACGAAATCTTGGCAGGAGAAAGAAATCCAAAAATGGTATAATAGAGATAGTAAAAAATGGGAGGCTGATAGCAAAAAACCTTATTGTTAATTTATTTTTTCACTAAAAATGGCAATAGAAACTAAAAGAGGATATATAACTAAGGCAGACCTAGAAGCCTATGCTGATATTTCCGTTGAAGACGACTCTGAGGCTGTAGAGAGAATGAACATGGCAGAAGAAATTATAGATGACTATGTTGGATTCCAGAATTCATTTATGAGATATGATGTCTGTGGTACTGCTACTGGTGGAACTACAACAACACTTGTAGATACCTCTAATAGCTCCCAGATTAACGCAACCATGGCAAACCGATTCTCGTACTGTACGCTCCAAATCGTTGGAGGTACGAATGCTGGGGAGTCTAGGACGATTATCAGTAACAACACAACTGGGGTGTTAACAGTAGATAGTGCTTTCTCAAGTGCTATTGATTCAACTTCAGTTTATAGAATATATCAATTAGCTAAATTTCCAAGAACAACTGATTATCAACTTGTAGATAGTATTTACTATAAGTATATTCCTGAACAGATTAAGAATGCCTGCTTAGCTCAAGTACAGTACATGATTGAGATGGGAGATGACTTCTTCATAAGTACAGTTGATAAAGACTCAGAAAGCATTGATGGGTATAGCTCAACAGTAAGAACAGGGACAAGGAGGATGATAGCTCCCAAGGCCAGGGATTATTTACACGGTATTATGAACAGAAAAGGTAAACTTATAGTTTAGAAAAATGGTATATAACGATACAATTATAATTTATGGAGTATCCAGCAGAAATGGTGCTGGAGAGGAAGTATGGGGAACTGGACATTCAATTCCTGCAAGAGTTGTAGAGGAATCCTCCAAAGTATTATCTCCACAAAATGAAATAACTCTAAGTGATTTAACAGTTCATATAAAATTAGAAGATCAAGAATATGCTACTGTAGGGAGTAAGCTTTCACATGGCACTAATGATTATCTGATACTAGAAATTAAAAAACCTCAAAATGAGGTAGGGCATATTAGAGATGTTAAATTCAAATGTAAGAAACATGACTAATATTGATTGGGATTTAAGCAGTCTAAAATTGAATGTGAAGAAACTTGTAAAGGAAATGCCCGATAAAGTAGAGCAAGCTTTATGGGAAGGAGTTGTAATCATAGGCAACGAGGCAGAAAAACAAGTACCATTTGATAAGGGAACATTAAGAGATTCATGGAAGACTGAAAAATTAACAGGAGAAATTGGTTATGAACTCGGATTTCATACACCATACGCTGCAAGATTACACGAACATCCAGAGTATCATTTCCAAAACGGGAGGAAGGCCAAGTATCTGGAAGACCCTGTAAAAACAAATGCTGGAGATTGGCAGGGAAGGATAGCGTCTAAATTAACAGAAGAACTTAAATGAATCTAGTAGCAAAGGAAGTAGTAGAATACTTACAAGACAATGGGATAGGGACTGAAGGTACAGACCTCTTTTATGATGCTTTTCCTGATGATAGAAACAATATTATAGGAATATTCACAACTGGAGGAGAAACACCAGATATTTATCTACCTACTGCAAATCCTTCTTTTGAAGTGTTAGTTAGGGATACAACACAAGCCAATGCTTACAGTAAGATATCTAACATCGTAGCTTTGTTACATGAGAAATATAATCTGCAATTGGTAGATGATGGAAACTATTATTTCTATATTTTGCTTATGGGAGAGATTAACACATTAGGTCGAGATGATAAGCAAAGGATAGAATACAGTGCCAACTTTAGAACTTATATTAGAGAAAGATAACGAAAAATGATAAAATATGGTAGTGAGGCATACAGGGAGTTAAGGTGTCCAAAGTGTAGAGCTTTGCTATGTGAGGAGTATATTTATACTGGAAGGTTGCGAATTAAATGTCCTAGATGTAAGGAAATCAGCACTTTCAGGTTTAGAACTCCAAAGAGTGTCTTGCAGGATTCTGCAGATAACTAAATTGTGTTAGTAAAAATATGAGTGATGTAAGTAATGTAAAACTTGGGGTATGCTCTGTTACATTTAATAATGTAGCTTTGGGACATACAAAAGGAGGTGTTACGGTAACTTATGCACCATCTTATCACGACATAACAGTTGATCAATATGGGGAAACTATCGTTGGAAAGAGACTGTTAGGTGAGAAGTTGAGTGCAAAAGTACCATTGGCAGAAACTACATTGGCAAATCTTCAAGTAGCAATACCAGAAGGGACTACAAGCGGGAGTAAGTTGACTATTGGGTCTTCAGTTGGAGACGCTTTAGAAGACAATGCACATCAATTGGTGTTACATCCAATTGCTAATGATTCAGACAACCTAGATGATGATGTGGTAATCCATAAAGCAGTTGTAGTAAGCCCTATTGAGATATCTTACAAGAATGATGGAGAGAAGATATATGAAGTAGAGTTCGATGCAATGTTGGACGAAACAAAAACGGATGGAAACTATTTAGGTTTTGTAGGTGACAGCACGAGCTAGTTTTGTATTTAATTTTAGCATAGAAGGATTTAATCCTCGCTAATATAATGAAGAAACAAAAAGTTAAGTTAAACGATGTTGAGTATGAAATAAACTCTGCTCCTTTAGGACAGATAGTTGATGCACTCGGCATTATAGATGTCTTGGCAGAAGATATAACTGAAATAGACCCTGATAATCAGGCTAGTACAGTTAGAATTCTTACCAAGATGTTAAAAAATTCCTCTGATGAACTATTCTCAATGATAGGTAATATTGCAGGATTAGACAAAGAGATCATTGCAATGTTGAGTCTATCGGAGTTAATAACCTTAATCAGAGTTATTTTGGAGGTCAACGATATTAGCTCTATAAAAAAAGAATTCGGAGAGATAACGAAACTATTTCAGGCTTCAAACCAGAAGGAAGCAAAGATTCAAGAGTAAAGGGAGCTTGGATTTTTACAATAGTAGATACTTTGGCACATGAGTATGGCTGGACTAAAGATTACATTTTGAAAAATGTATTTATAGATGAGTTATTCATTTACCTAGATAGTATCAAAAAAAGAAAAATATCGGAAGCTCTCCTGTCATTGGCAATAGTACATAATCCCTTCAGTGAGAAACCTAATGACCTATTTAAGGCATTATCTAATGGAGTGTCTGATTCTCCAGAATTAGATAAATTAGATAGAGGAGGTCTGGAAAGATTAAAGGGGAATCTTAAAAAAGAATCTAAGTTTATAAATGTGAAATAATGGCAACAATTGGAGAAATGGTAGGAAAAGTAACAGCAGATATATCCCAATTTGATAAGAGTATGGATTCTGTTGTTAATAAGGCTTCAAGTACATCGACTGCATCATCTAAAGTTGTTGCGGGAATAGGTACAGCACTTAATGCAGTTGCAATTGCAGCCGTTGCTGTAGGAACCGCCGCTGCGACAGCCTTTACCGCAATTGTTAAATCTGGTATAACCGTATCTGCACAATTGGAAACTGCCAGACAGGGGTTTGTAGCATTATTAGGGAGTGCCGAAGATGCAGATGCTACTATGGCAAGAATCAAAAAGGAAGCCGCTGCTACTCCCTTTGAAATGACAGGGTTAGTTACCGGAACTCAGGCATTGACGGCAATTACAAAGGATGGAGATAAGGCAATTGATATTCTTCTTAGTGTTGGAAAAGCTGTAGCAACTTCAGGTAAAGGTCAAGAGGAACTGGACAGAATTGTACTTAATCTACAGCAGATATCTTCTACAGGAAAGGTAACTGCCATGGATATAAGACAATTTCAGAGTGCAATTCCAATGTTCAATGATATCCTCCAATATTCTGGTTTGACGGCAGAAACATTGCAAAATTCTAGCAATGCTGCTGACTTACTTTTTGATGCTTTTGAAAAAGCTGGTGCCGAAGGTGGAATCACGGCCGCTGGATTTACTGCACAAGCTGGAACTTGGAATCAGGTAATATCTAATCTTAAAGACAATTGGTCTATTTTTACATCTGATTTTGTAAAACAGACTGGTATTTTCGACTTTGCAAAAGGGATACTGGGAAAGGGAATGAGTTTTTTAAGTGAAAATGGGCAAGGATTTATAGATACATTTAATAAGGCAATTACTACGATTACCGATTTTATCGAAAAAGCAAAAGAAAGCGAATTAGTTAAAAATATTTTTGAAACTATTAAGGTCGTCATTGATGGACTCAAGGCTGGTTGGGATGCAATGTCAACAGCCATTAAATTCATGTGGGAAGAATACATAAAACCTGCAGTTGAAAAATTGGGAGAAACATTTACGAAGATATTTGGAGAAGCAACTGGGGAAGGAGAATCTTTTAAGAATTTTATGTCAATATTAGGAAAGGTAATAGGTGCTATTATAGGAATTATTATCACAATTATTATTACGCTTATAGATTGGGTTCTTAGGGCATTTATAGCAGTCAAGGATTTTAGTGGCAAAATAAAGGAACAATTTACAGATGCAAAAGAGAGTGTTATTAAGATTTTTAACTCAGTTAAAGATGGAATTATTGAGATATGGAACACCTTGATAGACAAAATAAATGGTTTTGCCACCAAAATTAAAAATGCAATAACCAAACCTTTTGCAGATGCAAAAGAGAGTGTTTCAAAAATAGCATCAGACATAAAAGATGCACTTGATAAGATAAATCCTTTCCACAAAGAGAGTCCCTCCTTAATTGAGAACATACAGAAGGGTGTAGGTATTATAGAAGATGAATATGCAAAACTTGGAAATATATCACTAAATCCAATAGCACATACAGCAGTTCTTGGTAATATAGGAAGTGCTGGAGGAATCAATTTAAGTATTAACTTAGATGGTGCTAACATATCTTCGCCAGAAGTAGCACAAGATTATGCAGAAACTATTGGAGATGCCATTATAAGTAAATTGAGAACTAATAGAAGAGCTTATGCTTAATACATATACACTGACAATTGGTGGAACAGATAGAACAAACTGTATTGCTGCTAGAAGTATAACAATTACAGATTCTTCAGAAGCAGAACCTTCTACGATGGAGTTTGAAATGACTATTCGAGATGGTGGAAGTATACCTCAGGGTGATGAAGAGGTTATACTAACACAAGATGGTACGAGACTATTTGCGGGGAGAATTCTATCTCTGACCCCTCAAAGACCAAAGGTGGGTATTGTAACCTGGCAGATAAACTGTGTTGATTATAATAGGGATCTAGACAGAAATCTGGTCGTTGAATCTTATGAGAACATGACTGACAGGGAAATAATTGCAGATATTATTGATAACTATGCACCTGACTTCACAATCACAAATGTGGTGGAAGGGATAAGCATAAGTCAGATTGTTTTTAATTATACAACACCTTCACAATGTTTTGATGAGATTTGTGAACTAACAGGCAGGACTTGGTATTGTGATTATGATAAAGATATACACTATCTATTACCCCATGAGAATACAGCACCATTTAATATTAGTGAGGTGTAGAAATGAGTGATACAGGTTGGACAAGTAAAGGAGGTCTAGAATGGCAGTAACAGAGGATAGAGGTCTATATCTAGTTGGAATAGGTAATGGTAAAGGTTCTTATAAAAACCTTTCATTAAGCCTAGACAATTCTGCTATTAGAAATAGGGTATATGTTAGAGGAAGTACAAAATTGTCAGATTTTACAACATTCTCTATGGTCGCAGATGGAGAACAAACGGTTTTTAATTTACCAGATAAACCCCATGAAATAACAATGACGGTTGATTCTGTTTCGAAAACAATAGGAATTAAGAATGTAGATGACCCTGCTGATTTTGATTATCTTCTAAACTATCAAGAGAAATATGTAGAGTGTGGAAGTGCTTCAGCCCCTACAGAAGGTCTAGTTGTAGAGTTTACCTATAAGTATGATATTCCTATTCTTGTAGCTATTGAAGATTCAGATTCTATCGAAGAATATGGACAGTTAGAATATGCCATCTTTAATACGGATATAAAAACAACAGAGCAGGCAAGAGCAAGAGCAACAGCAGAATTACAAGATTATGCATATCCTTCATATTCAGGAAGTTTTAAGACAATGCAAACTGGGTTTGTAGCAGGACAACAGATGAAGATAGATATAGTAGAACTTGGAATCAATCAGGCTTTTCTAGTCAAGAGTGTAAAAGCTAATTCTTTGGGAAATGGGACATTTGAATATACAATCTCAATAACCTCCTCAAGGCAACTCGGAATAATTAAATTCCTTGTTGGTATATTAGAATCTAACAAGAATGCCTTGAATATCAGTAGTGATGAAGTAGTAGATGAATTAACCACAGTAACAGGTGAAAGCTTTACTATTACTTTCGGAACTCCTGTATTAACAACACATGAAGGTAATTATAAGTACGATTCAGACGCTGATTGGGATGTTTCTGAATGGGGAAATTAAATTAAAATGGTATAATATACGATGGAAAATCCAATAAAGATAAACATAAATGTAAAAGCGACCTTTGAAAACATAAAAACAGGAGAGAAAACTATTATAAAGAAACATAATGTATCTTGTACAGCAGGAATAGAATCAGTAGCCAGTAGATTGGTTGGAAGTACAGATAAAGGAATTATTACCTACATGGCACTTGGAACTGGTAGTACAATCCCAAATGCTAGTGATACTACAATGGATACAGAATTGTTTAGAAAATTAGTAAGTATAAGGACGGTTAGTGGTGCTGTAGCTTCTTTTAGAACATTCTTTAATTCTTCTGAAGGAAATGGAACTCTAGTTGAATTGGGATTATTTGGAGATGATGCTACCTCAATAGCAGATAGTGGAACCATGTATGCTCATGTAGCAATTAACAAAACTAAAACAAGTTCTGAAACTTTAACAGTAGACTGGGACGCTACTGTTGCTTAAATTAAGATTATAAAAAAATGGCAATAGAATGGACAGCAAGCGATGTAGAGGTAGGAGAAGATATAACATCTGCACAATACAATGCACTTAGAGCTGATTTAGCTAGTGTATATACAGCTTCCGTACCTATAGGAACTGTTCTAATGTGGGCTGGTACCTCTGTTAATCTCCCTGATGGATTTCTAGTTTGCGACGGTACTGCTGTTAGCAGAACCACCTATGCCGACTTGTATACAATACAAGGGAATACTTTTGGAACTGGAGATGGCTCAACAACCTTTAACCTTCCCGATATTAGAGATAGGTTTACGGTAGGAGTTGGAAGTGCCTATTCGCAAAATGCTAAAGGTGGAGCTACTACTAATAATCTTACACATACCCATACTGTTAATAGTCATAATCATTCTATTGGACAGCATTATCATACAGTTGATAGTCATAGACACTACACAGGATCGCATAATCATAATAATGGGGATTTAAAGGCCGAGATAGTAAGAACAAGTCAATATCAGATGTATTTATCGCAATCAGGGTCTTATGGTTGGAATTCTAACATACTTATAAATCTATATAACAGTAGTGCAAATGCAACTGCCATGAGTAGTGGAGTTAATGTTATTGGTTATACCGGATCTTCCGATGCTGGATATTCAGATTATCAAGCACCCAACACTAATACTGCAGGAGTTACAAGTACAGGGAATTCTTCTCTAACCACCAATAATGGGGGATCTGCGGTACAAGAGAACAGACCGTTGTATATTGGAATCTTCTATATTATTAAGGTTTTATAAAATAATTTTAGTTTCAGCAAAATGCCTAAAAGAAAATTCATAAGTGGTTCTAAAATAAAGATAAACAGTTTTCTCTTCGAGGGCTCTTCCGAAGAACAACTAGAGGTACCTGTTCAACAGAGAGTTTCTAAGAAGAAGACTTACAATAAAAAGAAGAGATAATTTAAGGTATAATACAATGGCAAAAACAAAGATCAAAAACAAGAAAATAAAAGTAACAGGAAAGAAATTTAAAGTTAGAAGATAAAAAGTCATGACCAGCAAGACTGCCAATACAATAACAGTGTCGTCTAAACAGTTTGAGCAAATGAAAAGACAATTGGATGAGATGAAAAATGTAGTTTTTGGCGAAGGAGGAAAACAACCCTCTCTCGTAAAGGAGATTGTTACTGCTGTTACAAGTAAGATAGATAATGAACAGATTAGAAGTATGTTAGTAACTCTAACCGTCATTGGTATTGCTCTCCTTGTACTGTCTATAGCAACTATAATAATCGTATGTATCTTCCAAGGTCAATTGGTAGATGTAACTGACTTAAAAGACATAATGATATGAGCAGTTCTGATAATGAAAAAATACAATTAACGAGAGGCGACTGGGAAGAACTTGTTGGTATGGTCAAACAGTTGGTAGATGTAATTTGTGGTAATGATCGAATGAATGAGAAGGGACTGAAAAAGGAACATGATGAAGTATATGAATGGTATCAAGAGCAGAAGTGGTGGAATAAGAAGACTGTATCTGTTATTAGTATGCTCGGTGGTCTTCTAGGAATACTGGGGATGTTAATAAGTATCATACTTAACTTTAGACAATTATAACAATGTCAAAATTCACCGACCCAACAGGAAACGGTGTTATATATATAACACAGAATTATCATGGCGAAAAAACAACGGCAATAGACACTCAGTGTGCAATAGATATAAGGATGAAGAAGAATGAATATTTCCATTCAATATGTGATGGAACCGTTGAACTTACAACAATAACTGGCAATGGCTACATCTCGATAATTCCAACAGGTATGAATGCTAGAATATTGTATGTCCATACAGATAGGTGGATAGTTAAAAAGGGAGATGTTGTAAAGGCAGGACAGAAATTAGGGCAGATACAGGATATCA